CAGTTCTGTATTGACCCAGTGATTTCCTGCTCAGGTGTTATCGTTGAAAGGCAACACAGATGAGCACCCTGATGGAAGACGACATCAAGCGTTGGACGGCCAAGAGAAAGACGGCTTTGGTCCTGGACATCATTCAAGGCAAGACCACGGTCTCAGAGGCCAGCCGTGCCTATGACCTCAACCCATCTGAGGTTGAACAGTGGGTCGATGAAGGCAAGCGCGGCATGGAGAACGCCCTGCGCAGCAAGCCCCTGGAAATCAAAGAGCAGTACGAACGGCAACTCAGTGATTTGCAGCAAGCCTACGGCGAAGCAATGTTGGAGCTGCGCGCTCGAAAAAAGCTGGCCTCCCTGCTGGGCAACGAGGACGAGAAATGATCCTCAGCCTTCAGCAGGGATTGGCTGAAGACGGGATTGTGGTCAGCCTCGTGAAGCTTTGCCAGTGGTTCCAGATCCCACGGCGCACGGTGTATTACCGCAGCACCAAATCGGCCCCAAAGGTCCAGGAACACTTGGTTCAGCCCATCAAGGCCATGATCGAAGAGAACCCGTCCTTTGGATATCGGACGGTGGCACATCTGCTTGGCTTCAACAAGAACACCGTGCAGCGCATCTTCCAGATCAGGGGCTGGCAGGTACGCAAGCGCCCGGTGGGCTTCAGGCCCAGAATCCAGGCCTTGCCGTCGGTGGCCAAGGCGCCAGATCAACGCTGGGCGACGGATCTGTGCCGGGTGTGGACGGGGCGCGATGGGTGGGCCTCTTTGGCCCTGGTGATCGACTGCTACAGCCGTGAATTGCTGGGTTGGCACCTGAGCCGCAGCGGCCGATCAAAGACGGCCGAATCGGCCCTAGAGCAAGCCCTGATCGCGCGTTATGGATGCCTGGGCAAGGTGAAGCACCCGTTCTTGCTGAGGTCGGACAACGGCCTGGTTTTTACCAGCCGCAGCTACACGGCCCTGGTCAAAAGCTACGGCCTGCAGCAGGAGTTCATCACGCCTTACAGCCCTGAGCAGAATGGCATGGTTGAGCGCGTGATCCGCACGCTCAAGGACCAATGCGTTCATCGCCACAGGTTTGAAACCCTGCAGCACGCCAGCCGAGTGATTGCGGACTGGATCAGTTGGTACAACCATCGGCGCCCTCACCAGGCGCTGAAAATGAAGACCCCCGCTGAGGCTTATGCGTTAGCGGCCTGACCTGTGCAGAAAGTGCTGGGTCAATACAGGGCCGCATTCGGGCGTCGCTGGAGGCCGACATCTTTCCCTCACTGGGTTCGCGTCCCATGGCGTCACTCAAGGCGGGCGAGGTCATGGCTGCAATCAAGAAGCCCGAGGCCCGAGGCGCAGGCGACCAGGCCGGCCGGGTGCTTCAGCGTGCTGCTGCCAGCGGGGCCGCATTGTGATAGGCGATAGGCGAGGGCGCAAAAAAGCCACCTCAAGGGGTGGCTGGTGATGCTCAAGGTCTTTTTGCTCTTACCCATCTGCCGCACCTGAGTGCTTGATCGATGTGTAAGTGGTGCCGGGGCCGGAATCGAACCGGCACGCCTTGCGGCGGGGGATTTTGAGTCTGGAGGAAAGACCAAGAAAATCAAGGACTTATGTTGAAAACGTTCCACTTTTTGAGTCACTGCTCTCGAGCGAAGAATGCAAAAGGCGGAACATGTTCTTATCTTGGTGAGTGCCACCGCCGATCTCGATCCAAGGGTGCCAGCGTTCATTCAATGCGTATGTGTGTAGGGGGGGCATTGCCATGCATCACACAATGCGACTACGGCTAGTTGTCTTGGGTGGATCCGCTATGATGTAAGCATTTGAAACATAGGGGTGAACATGCGTAATTTGACAAAACTAGGACTGAAAGCTTCTCTGCTGGCCGCTTCGGTCTTGCCTTTTGCGGCATACGCGCAATCGGTGTCTGTCACTTATGTGCCGCTAGGTGGGGGTGCCGACGCGACTTCTGTTCCAACAATGACAGAGTGGGCCATGGTGCTGATGTCGGTCGTTATTGCTGTTTTCGCCGTCAGGCAAATCAAAAGGAAGGGCACTAGTAAAAGTCTCCTTCCCGTCCTGCTTGCAGCGTCGTTTCTTGGAGCAGCGGTCTCCGATGGCAGTTTTGTGAAGGTGGCAAACGCATTGCCTCTTATTGCATTTGACGCGCCAGCTGGCAGCTCTTTTACTGTTACAACTTTCCCCAACAACCCGGGTAGTTTGAATGTTTTCACTACGAATAACATTACAAACTCTACTGCTGTCACTTTCAAGATTACAGCTGAGACTGGGTCGGGTGCTTGTTTTGGCTCCTTTGATGCAGGGACAAACACATGTGCAGTGAATTCAACCATCGCTCCTGGAGCCAGTTGCAAGGTCGGCATTATCAATAATTGCTGACCAACTCGGTACTACAGGAATCTGGATAAAAGGGGCGGCAGGCCCCTTTTTTTGCGTTTGAAAATGTCTGCATCGAAGATGAGATCGAGAAATTCGACGCTTAGTGGTCATTTAGTCATGGAGCTGATACGCCTTTCAGCGGGGAATTTTGAGTCCAGAGGAAAAACCAATGAAATCAAGTGCTTATGGCGAAAGTATTCCACTTGTATAGCCACCGCTTTCGAGTGAAGAAATCAAGAAGCGGAACATGTTCTCATCTTGATGAGGGCGCAGCCGATCCCCATCAAAGACCGTCAAATTACATCTCAAGCGAACGGATATGTCTGAGGCTTAAATGGTGTCTCAAATCGAGTAAGGGATGTCGGTTAAGGATTAACCCGAAAGCAGGCTTTGTAAGAAAGTATCGTCCTACTGCAGTACTCGGTCATAGAAAAGGAGAATCCTCTATTTGGTCATGAAGATGAAAATCTGTATGCATTTTTTTACAGAGAGACACTATTTGGTGGACCATGTGGATGATCATTTAAAAATCTCTCCGCATCGTCTGAGAATTCATAGAATAATGACCAGTGCTCCCTTGAAGGGTTAATTCCTTCTGAAAAATTACTACCATGGCGTGCGCATAGAGAGTAATATCCAAACATATAGAGTGCGACATTTTTGTCAATTTGGTTGCTTCGAACAAGAAGAGAGATTTCCTCAAAAAAAACAAGAAGCTTTCTTTTTTTGTCCCACATATCCTCATCTGCTAAACGGGCTTTGTCGTCGTCAATAAGGCATAAAACTTCGTATAAATCTTTGTCATCAAACAAGCGGCGGTGCTGTGAGAGAAAGAATTCGGTTCGCTTTAAACGTGCCGCTGTTTCCTTGTCGCTAGTGTCCTTGTCGCGTTGTTCATTAAGGCGGCGAAGCTCATGATAAATTTTGTATAGTCCGACAGTGCCAAATACAATTGCCGCAATGACGCCGGCCGCTTGCCAGTAAACAGCCCATTCCTGCATAGTGCGGCACGCTTGAGAAAAAGGTGCGCAATACTGCTCTGGTGTTGGCATTTAATTTGTCTCCAAAATATCGTGAACGACGTAGCGTTTAACTACTCCTTGAGCGCTGACGATCTTCGTTACCTTAAGGGACATTTTTCCAGTCTCGCCCTCATTGTGGTGTTGCATGGACTTTAGGGCCAAACCTCTCACACGCTTGTCATCGGGATTGGCTAGTTCAAATGAAATTACCCGGCCTTCTTCGTCGGAAAAAAGTCGACCGAATTGGCTAAGAACATTAACCCTGGTAATGTTTCCAAGTATGTACTCAGTTTGTGTTTGTTCTTCTCGAATACTCACATAGTCCAGTGTGCTGGAGGCAAATTCTAGCGAGTCGCCAACCCTCGGGCGACATAGAAAAGCTTTGATAGAGTTGTCGTGTGATATTGCTCTGTGAACTAACTGCATCGGACTCTCCAGAGCATCCGCTATTTCATAAATAAATAAATCATTCTCTTCTGCAACCTTGATTACCTGTGGGGTCTTTGGTTCATAAGATAATCCTACCGAGGCATGCCAAGTCCAATTAAGGTAGTCCCAGAATGTATTGGCTAGTACGGAATGACCAATTTTCTGGACTGTTTTGTGATCAAATATTATGTCAACCTGCTCTTCAAAACATCCTTTCTTGGACGAATGTATGAACGCCTTTGCTCCATGGGCGCTTTGGTTCTTTTTTCTAACTTCTTCGTTATTGGAAAATGAATGTGCTACAAGATTTACTGCGCGCGCTAATCCGTAAATGGTATTGGCAGCGTCATAAATATCAAGTAGTCCTTCGTCGGCGATACCGCCTTCAAGTCGAAGAATCAGACTAACTTCCTTCTCGCTCATACTGCGCGATCCTCAAGTGTAAAAAGGTTTAAATTTTATCGAGTGACTAAAACGGTTCTATGTGTCCGAGAATTGATGGCCTCAACGTGAGGTCAGCAAGCATTGAACGGCTTTGTTGTATTTTGTTCGTAGGTCTTAGAGCAAGTGGTAAATTTTAAAATTAGCGCCGATACAGCAGACATACCAGGCAGTTGATGCAGATGATTGTGTGTAGGTCACAAGTTCGGCCAGTCCTCTGGAACAAGCGATGGTGGTTTGCTCCATGGTTTTTCGACCAGTGCATCCTGGAACCACTGGTCCCGTAGATTGGCATGTTCAGTAACGATGATTTGAAAGCCAGGAACTTCATTTTTTGTGTAGTTCAGTAGGAGTGCGAACAGCCTTCGAACGGCAGTTATATCGGCATCTTCTTCGGTTTTTTCAATGGAGCCATCCGCCAATCGATAGGCCTGCTCCGATGGAAAATAGACTTGTGTTGGTTGGTCGATGAGAAGAAATTGTGGGATTGGTCGATGATTTTTAGCCGCGAACCAATGAATAGCCAACAGTGCTGAGAGGTGATAGGCTAAATGATTTTCGCCACCTCCTGTACGGCTCATTAATACAGCGCGCTCAGGCCGATCAAAGACGACAGTCAATCGATTTAGATCTAGTCGTGCTGGTACTTTTCTAAATTCCGCTTCAAAGTCATCAATGAAGCGGACCATTTGGGCAGAAATATTGCTCAAGATCGAGATCAGGCGGTCTTGGCTATTGTCTGCATCAACCTGCTTCTCCAGGAGCTCAACCTTGCCTTTGATGCGTCGGTACTCCTTCTCACGTCTCTGCAGTTCCGTGTTTGAGACTAGATTCTCAAGGAACAGGCTGATGCGGCCGACAACTCGAGCCGCTGCGTTGTTTCGCGAGCCCATTTGGGTAAGCAGTTCATCCGCAGCAATTGCGGCTGCCAACTCTGTTTCCTTGTCTCCGATTCTCGCGGCAAGTTCTGCAACCGCCTTCTCTAGCTCAACGAGATAGGCGTCAAGCTTTGGGCGTTCGCCGACTACAGCCTCCAGTTCCTCATCGAGGGATTTCAGTTCCTTCAGAAGGACGCCCGCAAGCGGTGATTCCATTGCTAGGTTCTGTTCACAGAAAGGCCACTGCCATTCGCCAGTTGACGGGTTTTTGGGGAACGCTTTGATGGAGGCGAGGCGGTCCCTCTGCTCTCCCGCCTCACTTTCAAACCCCCCCGCTTTTTTGGAGAATTGCCGAGCAGCTTCAACCCGCCCTTGTGATTCACGACGTTCCTTGCGCAAATCTAGAATCTCCTTCTCAAGACGTCCGATGCGCCCACCATCGCTATCAGGAATTGAGGTTGGTTTCCAAGCCAGTACGGTATGAAGCGATTCAAATATGTCTGTTGGATTCATCTGCTCGGTAGGACTAGATAGAATCCCAACTGTTTGAGCTTCAGAATAAAGACCAATGGCTTTCTGCTGCGCTACATCGATCGTATTCCGGGCCTGCTCAAGCAGCTTGCTAGAAAGCTTCAGTTCGCGTTGAGCTATGCGAAGCTTGGCCTCGAGTTCGTACCTTTCGCTGGTTGAGACACCCAAGAGAATTGGCATGGTGTCCTTAATCGCCTGTGGCTGAAAGCTTTCGTTCTGGCGATAGAACAATTGGTCCTTGTTGGCGACGAGCGTCTGTTTTTGGAAAAGGTAGTAGTGCGTGTGCTTGATATTGGCGTCGTAGCTGGCTCGTGAATTTTCCAGTGCGACCTCGGTTCGGTTCTCTGGAATACCTAGCAGGCGAGACAGGAGCGATTCGATAGCCTCGTCGTCAGAGGTCGGCGCTAGTTCATGGAGTTGCGGAATCGTTACGTGCACACCGCGACGATACATCCCTGTGCTGCAGCTCTCTCCGCCACCCGGCGGTGTTGGCTTCGCGACCAAAACCTGCTCCTTGGCGAACTGAAAGAGCACGGCAAACCAAGCTACTTTGTCTCTGATTACTCCCTCGGGGACATTGAAGCTTGAGCGGCCCATGCAGTACTCGATGATGTCCGAGATAGCGGACTTACCGGTCGATGAACGCCCGGTAATTACGTTCAGTCCTTCAATTTCGAAGATTACGTCCCGACGTTGGCCATTCTTGCTGTAGAGGTGAATTGATTTAATTTTCATGGACGAATTCCGAAGGTCGTGTACACCGTGACTCGGTCATTTATACGAGCGAACTCTTTACCTATAAAGCGGGCTACTCGCTGGCAGGATACGGACTCGGTTGTGCCGGTATCTGCCTTGCGAACAAGGTCTGGAACGGTACGGAGGCGGCCGTTCTCGGTCACATGAATCACGCCCCTTTCCATGAGCATTCCGAATGCTTCAAGGGCGAAAGGTAGTAGGTCTGCCGCTCGAGTTGCAAAGCCAATCAGGAGCTTTGGATTTTTTTCGACGACCTTGAGGAGGTAGCTTCGATTTCCTTTTTCAAGTGCTTGACGAGAGTCTTTGTGTAGGCATAAGGGGAGCACAAGCAACGCTATGGAAAAAGGCATGCCTGTCTCGTCAAGCTCTTCATAACCTCTAAGGGCTTTGAAAATAATTAAACCGCAGAACGCAGGATTGAACAGGTTTCTGACTTCAAACGGCCGCTGATTCCATGCTTTCATTTCTCTACTCCAAGGGCTGCGGTAAGTCGCTCTATGAAGCGTGGGTGCCACCAGACTTTGGGAAGCGGACCGAAGTTGGCGAGGATATGAAATCCACCTCTCGTCACGTATGGTTCGGTGACCTTCTCGCGAATGCGAAGTGATGTAATGTTTCCGCTCTCGAGATCCGCCCATCGATACAAATCTCGACCTGCCTTCAGTAGGACGTCTTCGGCGGTGGTTTCGTCGAGTTCCTCGAAGACGACATCGCGATAGCGACTCCACTCATCAATGAGGCGATCTTCGTAATTATCGAGCTCACCTGACACCAGTAAGTTCTCTCGTGTCCAGGAAGACCTTTGTTCGAAAGCACGGTAGTAATCAAGAATCGCATTCCTAATTCGTGCCGACGACACACCAATCTCTCGTAGCTGACGAACGAAGAGCCGGTGGTCGGTATCTGCGCCTATATGTGCCGCTGGCTCTTGGTGTCTGAAGTTTATGGGGAGGTTATTTGTCTGGTACTCCTCAGACAATGCTGCAAGCTTGTCGGATACCTCGAAGCCTGTCAGTGCCGTTATGCGCTTACCCACGAGCAGTTCGATAATGGCCTCATTCCACCAACCTTCGAGACGTTCGAACACTGCATCGCGGTGTTCACGGCGAACACTGCGCATGCGGTCCTTGATGAGTTCAGGGAGCTCCTGAATTCTTGGACCAGCATCAAAGATAACAATTCTAGAAAGGAAGTCCTCCTGCTCGCTCTCGTTCAACTTCAGGTACTCAAGGCTAATTGATTTAACGAGAGTTGAATTGGTGGTTTTAAGTGCATCGCGAGCAAGCTGTGGAACAGATTTCTCCTCGTCGCCTTTCGGAATCGCGTTGTGGAGAAGTCGGTGCAAGAAGGATGATGTCGCGACTGTTGCGGTTGTGAAAAGGAAGAATCGCAGGTCGGCCGCAACCCGTCCATCTCGTTCGTAGCGGGAGAGCCAGATGCGAACGGATTTCCAGAAGTCTACAGATAGGTCTGTAATTCGCTCCCCCTCGGCCTTGTGCTTGAGCGATCCGAGGCTCTTTACGCCCCGAGCGTCAATGAAATCAAGGTCATCATCCTTTTCAATCAAGACCGAGGTGGCCTCAGGCAGTTTGAAGAGTTGAAGCAGTGCGAAGCGTGGCTGATAAATATAACCAAGACCTTGCTCGCCTGCAGCGAACTTATCGCCTGGAGCGGCTGACATGGGTTCCCTCCCTTCTTTCTCTTGTTTCGGTCCCGATTGACCTAACTACTCAGACTGGGAGTCAGCAGCACTCGCTGCATCAAATCTTTATCCGATAGATGGCTCCCTTTAGGACCAAGTAGTCCAGCTCGCATCGGTTTTTTTATTGAGGCACTATACATCGAGATCAACTCCTGCCGTCGCTCAAGTTATACGTACAGGGGTGCGCGACATATTCACCGAGTCGGCTTTAGCTTAGCCACAGCACCGTAGTGGCGCTGCGTTAGGCGCTTGTCATCATGCTGGAGTAGGGCACTCGCCTCGTCCAGTCCACCTGCCAACTGGGCAGCCCGCTTGCGCATATCACGCAGCACCATCCGCCTGATCTGGCGCATGAACTCGTCATCGTTAGCGATGGCTGCTTTGACGTAGGCGTGGTTTCGAGCCTGGTCGTACCGGTAGCGCAGCATGCCATGAGTCACGCGCTTGCCGTCCATGGTGGACAGCAGGAACATGTGTGTGGCCTTGATTGATTTGCGGCGGGTAATCAGCCCGGGCAACACCTGGCTGACGTTGAGGTCGTAGTCGGCCTCCTTACCTGTTTTGCTGGCTTCCAGGCGCAGCGATTCTGTGCGCGGCATCAGCACATTGATGCAATCGGTCAGGCGCATGCCGGTGGCAGTGCTCAGATCCATGCAGTCACGTAGCAATTGGTCGCCCTCGTTGTAGACGGCCTCGAACAGCTCATCGAACACGACCATTCGGCGGGGTGTTTCCTTGTTTTTCCACTTGGATCGCTCCATGCCGGCCGCTGGCCAAGGCAGGCGCGTGAGGCCTTCGCCACGAGCCCAGTTCCAGATGATCGACAGCAGCGACATTTCTCGGTTGCCCTGGGTCTTGGCTGTGCGGGCCTTCAAATAGGACTTGATTGCTGGCAGATCGACCTGATCCCAGGTCGAATCCTTGAACACAGGGCGTATGGTGCGAAGGTTCTTGGTGTATCCCTTGACGGTCTCCCTGCTGGTGTATGTCGGTAGCACCTCTTTCTCCCAACGGGCAAATGCTTCTTCCAGCGTTCCAATGAGACGTGGCGCCTGATTGTGGAGTTCGTCCCACTTCTTGATGGCCTCATCAAAGTCTGTGCCCAGGGGCAGGTCTGGTTCGCCAAGCAAGCGTCGGTCGTAAAAGTAATAGGTCACCACGCGCCCGCTTTTGCGCTTGCGTGTGTGTGACCGTAGGCGTGGGTACTTTCCGGTCATTTCACCAAAGCCAAGTTGATGCCGCGGGTAGGCGTTACGACTCGTCCGGATAGCCATTCGCGTGTGTGAAAGCGGGACACGATCATTTGTCGACCACGGCGCTTGTAGGGGATGCCATCAGCCTTCAACACGCGTTCCTGGTCATCGAGGCGGCGCACCCCGGTTATCGCTCGGACTTCATCTGACGTCAAAAATTCGTTTTCCATGTTCCTCTCCGCTTTTCGATGGCAGGCGTGATTCGATTGACATCAATTTCCCGTTGATTCGCGCGGGCCTTGAGTGGGGCCGCGGCCGCGTGGCCCCAGGCACCAAGCGCGAAAATGATGCGCAGGGTCATGCTGCGGCCTCCGTCCGTCCGTCTCGGTACTGCAGGGACTTGCCCATCCGACTGGGCAGCGCAAACGCATCCATCGCCCCAGGCCGCCCATCAAAGGGCCGCAGCTCGGGCGCCTTGTAGGACTCGACCGACGCCCGACAAGCCGGTGCCGGCAGAAGTTGCGCAGTGGGCACAACGGCCGGCGTCTGTGCCACAGGAATGAGCGTGCGCGGCACCAGGTTGCCCTGGCCATTGGCCACGGCATTGACCGCCTCGACGCCCCTCTTGGTGATGGCGTAACGAGCCGGCCGGCTCATGTCGACACGGGCCACCGTGCCGCGTTTGACCATGCTGGCCACGCGCACGCCGGGCGCGGTGGTGCCGATGTGTTTCAGCTTGCCGAACTCGTCGACCGTCAGCGGGCCGTGCTGTTGCAGGTGCTTCAGGATGGCGATGGTGCTGGGTTGGTAGGTGGGGCCCATCATGCTCAGGCCTCCGCGCGGAGCGCATAAAAGGTTTGAACAAACCGGTCCCGCCAGGTGGACCAGGGGCAATCGCGCCAACCCTCGAGCAGGTTGTCTGCGGCAGGTAGCACCTCAGCGCCAGGGGTGTCCAAGATCGCCCAGGGCTCATGCTGGTCCGCATTCCAAAGCGTCAGATCCCGACGCTCCGTGGCCAGGGCCACCAGGTCGAAATGCCGGATCGTTGCTCGGTGCGCTGCAAAGGTCGACTGCAGCCCGTACCAGCGGCGCACCTGCACCGCGTGGACATGCTCAAAGCCATCCCACGCTCCCTGCAGACTCCACTTCACGGGGCTGGTCACATCGCCCGTGAACGCCTCATGAGCATCGTGCATCAGGCAAGCCAGTTGCACGCTGGGGCTCAGACCCTCACGGGCTGCCAGGGCGCAGCACAGCAGGCTGTGCTCGGCCACGCTGTAGGGGCGCACTGCATGGCCCGTGAATCGATTGATCTGGGCCAGGGCATGCGCGATGGTTTGAATCTCAAACCGATTCACCGCCATGCCCACACCGGCCAGGTGGTGCTCGGCCCCGCGGGCCGTGATCATCCAGGTATCGGCTGCCATGGCTCAATCCTTTGGAACAGCGGATTCACCGGCCAGGGCGGCATAGGCCGCGCCATCCACGAAGTCGTCCGCATTGAACTGGCCATTGCGGGCCGAAGCGGCGGAACGGGCCAGCTTCAGCACCTGCATGAAGGCCCAGCCTTGGCGCTCGGTCAGCGACGTGCCCTCCAGGGCATTGAAGGCTGCCACGGTCGCCGCCATGCTGCGCTCTTGCTGGGCACCCTCCGCGCTGGTGTCGCGATGCACACCACGGTCCTGGATCGTGGCTGCAGCGGTGCGCAAAAAGCTGTCAGCCGAGGCCAGCGTCATCGACTTTTGCAGCAAAACTGCCTGCGAAACAGGCAAAGCGGCTTTCAAAGGGCGAGCGAGTCTCTTCTGTGTTGAAACAGACATGGGAAAACCTCCTAAGGGTTCAAGCAGCGATCAGGGCTGCAGGGGGTTGGGAAGGGGTTGAGGAAGAGGGCAGTGCCTTGCGGCGTGGCGCCAGGGCCAGCCGCTTGGCGGTGGCATGCAGTTCGGCCGTGCGGAAGTCGCCCCGGCCGGTGTAGAAGACCCGGGGCCGCGACAGCACCACGTCCACGGGTTGGCCGGCCACCACTTGGGCGGAATGGCGGTGCCACCAGGCAGCAGCCTCGCGGCCTGACCAGCGCACCAACCAGCTCTCCACCTGGCGCGACTCAGAACCCAGGCGATCCAACAGCCGCAGCGTGAGCTGAAACGTGCCGTCCGCAGCAGGGGCGATCACAGGCCGCTGCTTGGCAACAAACATGGTCGAAGTGACGAGGGTGGGCATGGCGGGCCTCTTGCGGTCAGTGGGGCGAAAGGGGCGGCAAGCGGCCCAACGCGACAGGGGATGCAGCCTCGGCCCGCTTGAGCTCCGCCACCTCCACAGGGGCAGCGCGGCGCTCATCGGCCACGGCCTCCATGGCCTCCAGCTCGCTGGGACCCCAGAGATGGGCCGTGCCCAGCACCAGGGCCATCACCAGCACGCACAGGGCATTGATCAACGTGGTGCGGCTCATGGCGAAACCTCCACCAGGTTGCCGAAGTCATCGATCACGGCAGGCGTGGCGCATTGCCAAAGCCGGCCGCGCTCATCCCACATCGACAGCTTCAGGAAATGGCGCAGAGCCTCCAGAGGCCAGCCAGAGGTGCGTTGGTCACGCATCCTGTACCAGTAGCCCTGGGCGGTGTGGCCGAACTCAGACCCGTCGCTGTAAGTAGCCCACCTGTAGGGCGAACCATGGCGCAAGACGGTGGGCTCCGCCAACGGCTCGCAAGAGAGAAGGGCGGCGGCACTCATTCGCCACCCCCGACCCGATCCACGCACAGCACCGCCAGGCCCGTGGTGTGGTGGGCGGCAGCCTGGGCGCGGTCAGCACTGGCTGCCTTGAGCTGGATGGTCGGCAGCTTGCCTTCGGCGGCGTGGCCATGAACCTCGGAGCGGTCCAGGTCCTTGGGGATCAGGGTTGCGCGGTAGCTGCGCAACTGCCGGATCTCGTTCGTGTACATCGTTCACTCCTTTCCGCGTAGGTTGCGGTGTGGAATGAAGTCTATTTCTAATAGACAATTGATGTCAATGTTTGGTAGAAAAAAAGTCTATCAAAGATAGAAATTCTGATTCCTGTGTTGAAGTGATGCCCGAACAAGTACGCTTGGCTGACTCCCTGCGAGAATCGCTCCCTCAGCCTCCGTCGGGAGTAGCCTGGTGCTGAGCTAGGTGTCGGGTTTCAGCTAACTTTGAAGTTTTCTCAGCTAAGTCGAGAGTCTTGGCGTGCCGTTGGGGGTGACGCGCAGAGGCGCTTGGTCATCCTGGTATGGATGACGACGGGCAGACTTTGCACTCGGGCTGGGTCGGTGTTGCCCAGGTGGTCAAAGGACATTGTGACCCCCATCAGGCCCGTTGGCGGGCCTTCGGGAAGGGTAGGGGGCATGTTCCCAGTGCTGGCTTTGGCGGGGCGAGGTAGACCTCTGGCCGCGCCTGGCTTCGGCGAGGTCTATGGGGGGCCTGCTGTTCCATCGGCGTTGGGTATGAGGATCCCGATAAATCGAATTTATCAGGAGATGCACGGGCGAAAAAAGACTGGCGCAGGTCCTGTCTTGAGTCAATACTTGTAAACAGCTAGTTGTTACGATTCGCTAAATTGGCTGGAATCCGTGCGTTTTCGATGGCTAGTCTTCAGTTACTTAACATCAAATTTCGAGGGGGGAAGATGGAAGAAGTCACTCTAAACAAGTCACAAGGCGAAAAGTTCAAAGTCTTCTGCGCAAGTTGCAATTCCGACACAAACCACGAAGCGCTCCAAACGGTCGATGTGACCGGTAGTGAGGTCGTTCGGTACGGGTCCGACGATGGTGCCGAAGACACGATTGATTGGTCTGATCAATACCAGGTTATCAAGTGCCTTGGTTGTGACACCTATTCCTTTCGTCATCGCAACTGGTTCTCTGAGGCGCAGGAGTTCTACGGGCCTGGCGATTTCTATGATGGTACAACTGTGCGTCTGTACCCTCAGCGTGGCAAGGATGTATTGGCGGCGAAAGACTTTTACAACGTACCTAAGAACCTTCGCGGTATTTACAAAGAGGTCATTTCGTGCTTTAACAACGGGTCGCCAATACTCTGTGCGGCGGGACTTAGGGCTTCGATTGAGGGTCTATGCGCTGTAAACGGGGTGGCTGATGGTCCGGTTGAGGTAAAGAGGGTGGATGGCACTGTTGTGGTCCAGCGTAGGGACAATCTAGAAGGCAAGATCAGCGGCCTATCCGAGAAAGGCCTTCTCACCAAGATGAATGCTGAGCTACTTCATGAACATCGGTACATCGGGAACAATGCTGTGCACGAGCTGTCGCGTCCTTCGGATAGCGACCTCAAGATTGCTATCGAAATTGTCGAGCACATGTTCGAATCGCTCTATGAAATTCCGGAGAAAGCGGAGGCCCTGAAGTCAGCCCGCGCGAAGAAGGCAAATCTTGGCATAACGTGACGTGCTTCCTGCTCGGTATGTCGAACGCTTAAGACACGTTTTCAATCAGCCTTTGCCCATTGCGGCCGCACATACCGTTCGATAGACGAACGAAAAAAAACCGGCTTGCTGCCGGTTTTTTGATTTCTGCAGCATTCCTGCAGGTTTTGAGTTGGATGAAAAAAACTCCGAGGAATCTAAAGTTAGGTGAAACAAGGCTGCAAGGCTTGATGAAACGTTTTTGTTAAGTTGTTGATTTCTTAGGGTGTGCGCTATCGACTTAGCTGAAACTCGACACTAGGCGAATTGACCGGAAACTTCTATTCTGGCTGCCACTTTGAGGCTGCAACCACGGCGGCGACAGGGTATATCCATTCAATCTCATCCCGCTCGAGCGTCTTTCTGTGATTGCCGTTGACGGACTCAATGACGACCTCATGCAGCCGATCAATGATCAGCTCTTTCACCATCTTTGATCCATCTTTCAGCGCGATTGCCACGTATTCGCCTGGGACAGGGCGCCCATTTGGCTCCACGATCACGAAAGATCCATGTCGGATGGCTGGATGCATGCTGTCACCCTTTACGCGCAGGGCGTAGGCTTTGGGGTCTGAGCTGTAGCCATCAACGTAACCATCACCGTGCCCGCCAGGGTATTGAAGTTCTTCGTAGTAGCCGTCCGAGCCCATCTTTGCCGTCCCGACAACAGGAGTTCTGCGCGTGGTCTTCGGTGTGCCCGCTGGCTCGAATCCTTCCTGTTGCTCAATCAAGTCACCGGGCAACGGGTACCCGGTCAATTCGTGAATCGCCATCACTTGGTCATAGCTGGGCTTGTTCTTGCCAGTTTCCCAGTGTCCGATGGCGCCTTTGCTGCGGCCGAGCTTCTCGCCCAACTGCTCCAGCGTTAGCTGCCCGCGTGCGGCTTTAACCCAGTCTTTCAGTTCCATTTGCCGATCGTATAGCTCAGGTAGACGGACATGGTCTACGAATGATTGATGATTTTGTCTATCTAAAGTAGACTTGCGGGAATTGCTGCTTGAAGGAAGTGACATGGAGCACCCCATTGATCGGGCTGGAAAGGTTGTTGGTTCGTTGGCTGAATTGGGTCGTCGCCTGGGGGTGACCCGAGGTGCCATCAATCATTGGAAGTTGCCGGGGCGCTTTACGCCGGCTGAGCATTGCCCCCGCATTGAACGAATGACTGGAGTTCGATGCGAGGAGCTGAATCCCGAGGTCGAATGGGCGGTGCTGCGAACTGCGCAGCCGGTCATTCTTGAATCCCCGGAATAAGGGCAGTGCATGCCCTACAAGCTAACTCACACGTGGCTATCAATCGGGTTGCCCCTCTGGCGTCGCGAAGTGTTTGATTTCCCCTGCGCTCTTGCGCCCCCGTCCAGGGATTTGGTCGTGGGCGGGCGCTGTCAAAGCAGATTGAGTCGACATCCAGGCAAGTTGCAGTCGAATGCGGCATCTGGCGCCAGTGCGCAAGTGCTGGCGTGCGTTGTTCGGGAAAGGTCGTATTGCCCATCACTACGCGGCATGGCTCCGAACCAAATTGTGGAATTGCGACAGCAGGCGCTGCACACGATGTTTGGCTGCTATGGCCTCGGATGTGCAATTGCCTCCAGGCAAAGTCTCTGTCGCCTCTTCAGTCAATTGCACAAGTCTTGCCATCAGCCTATCGAAGGCTGGCAAGTCATCACGAAACCGATCCGCATACAGCAGCGTCAGCAAAAGCCGCTGCGCCCTCAACTGCGCCCGCATCTCGGTCTGCTCTTCCAGCATGGGCCCGGCCACCTTGACCAGCGCGTCATGCATCGCGGCTTCCAGGTCGCTTGGGTTCATGTCCATCGGTGTGCCTTTCTGGCTTTGGGTTGGGTCTGTGTTCATGCCCTCCAGTTTCGACGCCAGCCCCTCTGGCACGCCTCTAAAAATCAATCAGAAAGTTCTAAATGAGTGATGTTGTCGCGGCGGCAGAGGCCGCCGTCCGCAGCTACCCGGGCAGTACCAAGGTGGTGGCCCTGCTGATGGACAAGCACCCCGGCTCACTGGCCAGCGAACTGCTCGAGGCCGGCGCCTCCAAACTCGGCCTGCGCGATGCCCTCAAGATCTCCCAGGTCACCGGGAGCAAGGCCATCCTGAACGCCTTCGCCGAGGCCCTGGGCTGCACGGTCATCGCCATGGACCACCAGTTGAGCGGCGCCGACCCGATGTACCTGCTCAGCCAGCTCGGGGCCAGCTTTGCCCGGGTGCTGGAGATCGAGGCGGCCGCAGCCTCCAAGGCCCGGCCCAACTACAACGACCTGCAGGAGCTCGAGAAACGCTGGCTGGCCCACGTGGCCATCGGGCAGGAGATCGTCACCTACCTGCGGGGCGCCTACGACCACGGCAAGCCCGAGAGCATGCGGGCGCCGCGCCTGGGGGACTGAGCACCATGAGTACCGTGATCATGGCGCTTTGCTGGCCCATCAGGATGCGCCCCCCGGCCAAGGCCGTGCTCATCTCGCTGGCCGACATGGCCAACGATGAGGGCTACTGCTGGCCGTCGATCGAGCGCCTGTGCGAGCGCACTTGCTTCGGCCGCACCGCTGTGATCGAGGCCATCTCATGGCTCGAGGAACGCTGCATCCTGCGGGCGGACCGCTCCAACGGTCGCAAGACCGTGTACTGGGTTGAGCCCGATTTGTATGTGGAAGAGGGCGCTGATTCCGAGGTTGCCCGGCCAGCCGCACAACCCCCCAAACGTGTGCCAAACCAGTACGCCACGCGGACCGGTCCGCCACGCAAACCGGTACGCCAGGCGGACCCAACCAGTCCGCGTGGCGGACTCAACCGGTCCGCCACGCGGACACTAACCGTCAAGAACCGTCATGAATCAAATAACCCCCTAACCCCCAACATCCGTAGCACCCCCGATACCCCCGCCGCAGCGGGGGGCGCGTGCGGGTCGTTGCATTCATCCCAAAGCCAAACCCGCGGTCCACAGTCCGCAATCCCCAACGCCCCCGGCTTCGAAGCCTTCTGGCAGGCCTACCCCAAGCGGGCCAACGAAGACGCAGCACGCCGCGAGTGGAACCGCCTGGCCCCCGACGCTGAGCTGCAGGCCTGCATGCTGGCCGCCATCCGGGCCCAGCAGGGCGGCCCGGCCTGGATGCGCGAGGGTGGCCGCTTCATCCCCATGCCGTCCAAGTGGCTGGCAGGCCGGCGCTGGCGGGACGAGCCTTCGCCCCAGGCCCAACTGGGGCTGCAGGACCTGTGGTGGGAAAGCAAAGACGGCGTGCGGACCATGGGCCAACGCCTGGGCCTGCCGTACTCCATGGCCGAGCTCGGCAACGCCTACACCGACGACGAGCTGCTCGAGCACAACCGCCGCTACCGCGAGCGGGTGTTCGCTGCAGCAGGCGCAGGCCCTTGGTCGCAAAGGCACACAGCATGACCCGAACCTACATCCTCACCCAACTCCTGCGCCTGGGCCCGCTGACCCTGCGCGAGATCGTGACCATCACCGGCTGGTCTTCGAGCTGCGCCGGGGGCGCACTGCGCAACACCCTGGACTCCAACGCGGTGCAGGAGCTGCGCCACCGCAGCGGCGTGCGCTACGTCGCCACGGCCGGCAGGCTCGATGGTCCGGGCGATGAACGATCGCTCGGCCCGGTGGCGCAGGGCAGGGCCCCCACCCCCCGGGCCTGCGGGTCCTCCCGGCAAGGGGCCAACGCGGGTAATTCGCACCGCCCGCTCGCGCTGTTGCGTGAGTGCCCTAAGGGGGTTAAGTGAAGCTCATCCCCCTCCTGGACCAGCCCATCTCGCAAGCCGAGTTCGCCGAGATGGTGGGCCTGAGCGAAGCCCGCGTGAGCCAGCTCATGGCCGACAACGTGATGGTGCGCGGCGACACGGCCCACGCCTGGCTCATTGCCTACTGCGAACGCCTGCGCGACATGGCTGCTGGCCGGGCCTCATCCGAGACCGGCGGCCTCGACCTGGTGCAAGAACGCGCGGCCCTGGCCCGCGAGCAGCGCATCGCCCAGGCCTTGAAGAACGCTGTCGCCCGCGGTGAGTACGCCCCCGTGGGCCTGCTGGCCGATGTGCTCGGCATGGCCAGCAGCGCCGTGGTCGATCGCTTTGACCAGCTCGAAGGCACCCTGCAGAAGGCCTGCCCCGATCTGCCCGAAGAAGCCAAGGCCGCCGTGATGCAGGTCCTGGCCTCGGCCCGCAACGAGTGGATTCGCTCCACCGCCCGCCTGGTCACCGAGCAGGTGGATGCCATGGCCGACGCCGACGACGACTCTGCATCCGATACCGACACTGAAGGACTCCCGTTTTGAACACGGCCACCGTCACCCTGCACAACGAAACCGCCCAGGCCATCGTGCGCTCGGTCCGCCTGGGCCTGGACAGCCTCCGCGCCGAAGTGCCCCAGCGCCTGAGCGAATGGGCCTCCGAGCACTTCAAGCTCGCCGGCGAAAGCTCCCACCAAAAGGGCGGCTGGGTCGGCTGGTCCTTCCAGACCGGCATCCTGGACTTCATGAGCGACGACCGCATCGAAGACCTGGCGGTCATGAAGTCCAAGCGGGTTGGGTACACCAAGATGATCACGGCCTTCGTGGCCTACAACATCGCCCACCGCAGGCGCAAGCAGGCCCTGTGGCAGCCCACCGACGATGACCGCGACTCCTACGTTAAAAGCGAGATCGACCCCGTGCTCGATGCGGTGGAGGCCGTGCGCAAGGCCCGCAAGCAGGGCAAGGCCAATGAAGACACCATCAAGTTCAAACCCTTCCGCGACAGCGTGCTGCACCTCTTGGGCGGCAAAGCCAAGCGGGCCTACCGCCGCATCACCGTGGCCGTGGCCATCCTGGACGAGTGGAGCGCCTTTGACCAGTTGATCGAGAAGTCCGGTGACCCTGGCGGCCTGGCCAAGGGCCGGCTCGAAGGCGCGGCCTACCCCAAGTTCGTCGGTGGCTCCACCCCGGGGGTTAAGGGGCTGTGCCACGTTGAACGCGCCTGCGACAACTCCGAAGGCTACGTGCGCTTCCACATTGCGTGCCCCCACTGCGATGCCGAGCACCCGCTGATGTGGGGCGGCAAGGACCGGTCGCATGGCTTCAAATGGGACAAGGGTCGCCCGGAAACGGTCCGCCACCTCTGCCCGCACTGCCGCGAGCCCATCGCCCAGGCCGACTACCTGCCCGGCGGCCAGCCCATGGCCGGCACCTGGGTCTGCAGCAAGACCGCCAAGCGCTACGGCCCGGACCGCATCTGGCGCGACAGCCAGGGCCTGCCCACCCGGCCCCCCAAAACCCTGGGCGTGCAGGTCTGGGCCGCCTACAGCCCCCAGCGCAGCTGGGCCAGCATCGTCAAAGAGTTCGAAGAAGCCGTCTCCGCCCTGGAGAAGGGCGACCCGGGCCCCATGCAGCTCTTCGTCAACGAAACCCTGGGTGAAACCTGGGAGGTCAAGGGCGAGCGCAGCGATGAACACGCCCTGCAGGCCCGGGCCGAAGCCTTTCCCCTGTGCCAGGTACCCGTGGGCGGCCTGGTGCTCACCGCGGGTGTTGACGTGCAGCGCAACCGCTGGGAAATAGCGGTCTGGGCCTGGGCCCGGGGCCTGGAGTCCTGGCCCGTGGACCACCACATCATCGAGGGCAACCCGGCCAGCGAAGAGGACTGGCAGCAAGTCACCACCTACCTGCAGCGCCGGTATCCCCAGGCCTACCACGCAGGGAGCCTCGGCCTCTCGGGCATCTCGATTGACTCCAGCGACCAGACCCAGGCTGTTTACAACTGGGTGCGCAAGAACCAGCACCAGCTTCCGTGCCTCAGGGCTGTGAAGGGCCGAGGCGAAGAGGGCGTTCCTGTGCTGGGCCCGGCCAGCATCCAGGACATCAACTGGAATGGCCAGAAATGGCCCCAGGGCGTGAAGCTGTGGAACGTGGGCGTGGACACCGCCAAAGACCTGCTGCTGGGCCAGCTCGCCATCGCTACCCCGGGCCCGGGCTACGTGCACTTCAGCCAGGACCTGCCGCGCGAATGGTTCGAGCAGCTCACCGCCGAGCAGCGCATCCTGGCCAAGCTCAACGGCCGCGACACCTACCGCTGGGTCAAGCGCCGCCCGCGCAACGAGGTGCTGGACTGCCGCAACTACGCCCTGCACTCGGCCATGAGCATCGGACTGCACCACCACAGCGATCGCAAGTGGCAGCAGATCGAGGCCGCAGTGCAGCCGGTGAACGCCGATCTGTTCAGTGCTCCGCCGCCAGCCAAGACACCAGCCCCGGCCATCTCGGTGGCCAATGAACCGGGCCCGGCCCGCACCGACGAGCCCCAAGACCGCGGCTATGCCCGCCGCCGATCCCCGGCCCCCACCTTCACCCGCGCCTGGTGACCCCCGAGCTCCATCATGAAAATCACCGCCCAAATCAACTTCCCCGACCCCGCCCGACTGGTGGGCGAGCTGGCCAAGCACACCCGCTTTGCCCTGAAAACCGCCCTCAACACCACGGCCACCCAGGTGCGTGATGGCCTGCGCTCCGAGATTCAGCGCACCATCGACCGGCCCACCCCTTACACCTTGAACAGCCTCTTCATCCGGGCCGCCACCTCCAAGAACCTGGAGGCCACAGTCTGGCTCAAGGACGAACGGGCCACGTCCAATGCCGGCACCCCCGCCACCCGCTACATGCTGCCCCACATCGTGGGCGGGCAACGCACCCTCAAGCGCTTTGAACGGGCCCTGCAGATCACCGGCCAGATGCCCAAGGGCTGGTACGCGGTGCCCGGCGCCGGGGCCCGGCTCGATGCCTTCGGCAACATGAGCTCGGGCCAGATCATCCAGATCCTGAGCCAGTTGAGGGTCACCTTGACGGCGGGCTTCACCCGAAACATGTCGACCGACGCCCGCAGCAAGATCGCCGCCCAGCGCCGGGCCGGTGGCCGCTTCTTTGTGGTGATGCCCGGTGCCAAGGGCCTGCGCCCGGGTGTGTACCAGCGCGAGTTCATGGGCCGCCAGGTCACCCCGGTGCTGATCTACGTGACGGCTGCGAATTACCGCAAGCGGCTCGCGTTTGAGACCGTTGGGCAGCGGATCGCGGATGCGCACCTGTTGAACAACTACCGCCAGGCGTATGCGCAGGCCTTGGCGACGGCTCGATAGGGCTGCGAGATAGGACCGCGAGATAGCCAGAAACACATACCCGCTCTGACCGATGACCCCTGAAACCAGCACTCCTCAACCCAGCACCACCAAAGCCACTCCAGAGCCCGACCTCGTGGACCGGATCTTTGCCTACCTCGAGGCAGAACTGCCCCAGGCCCTCCGCGACGTCGACCACCTCAAGGCCAACATCCGGGCCGAGTTCGGTGGCCTCGATTGGTACATCCCCGTGAAGCCGCGGGGGGCATCCCGGCAACGACAGCAAGAGGTGCTGCGCCTGTTCAATGGCCGCAATGCCGAAGAAGTGGCCCGCCAACTCAACATCAACCGGGCAACCGTCTACCGCGTGGTGAAGAAGGCCAGCCGGCGCTGAGGGCTTGCCCCCCAAGCGCAAATCGTCGCGTGTTCCCCTGGAAATGCGACAGCAGTCTGGATAAGTTGGCCGGGCAACTACCGGACCCAACGTTTATTCCCCTATGGCCTACACCCAAACCGACCTGGACAACATCGACACCGCCATCGCCACCGGTGAGCTGGAAGTGGAGATCCACGGCCCCAACGGCCTGCGCAAGGTGCGCTACCGCAGCATTGGCGAGCTCAAGTCTGCCCGCGAGCACATCGCCAGCCTGCTGACCCGGGCCAGCTCGCCCCGCAACCCCGGCGCCTGGCGTGTCGGCTTCTCCACTTCGCGGGAGTGATGGAACATGGCCAACCTCCTTGATCGCCTGATCGGCGCCTTCAATCCCCAGGCCGGCCTGCGCCGCCATCAGGCCCGTGAGCTGCTGCAGCGGGCCTACGAAGGAGCCAGCACCCGAGACGGCTGGCGGCCCCGTCGGGCCGGTGCCAGCGCCGATACCGACCACCGGGCCGATGCCTCCACCTTGCGCGTGCGGGCCCGATCTCTGGTCAAGAACACCCCCTACGTGGCGCGTGGCCTGGGCTCCATGGTGGCCAACGTCATCGGAACCGGCATCAACCCGCGCAGCCTGGGCAAAGACGCCAAGCGCATCACCGCCCTCTGGCAGGAGTGGTCCAAGGTGGCCGATGCGGATGGCGTGCGCAACCTGGGCGGCCTGCAGGCAGCCGCGTACCGGGCCATGGAGCAAGACGGCGAGGTGCTGGTGCGCCTTCGCGCCCGCAGGCCCAGCGATGGCCTGCCTGTGCCCCTGCAGCTCCAGCTCTTGGAGATCGACTGGCTCGACAGCACCAAGGTGGGCAGCCACGGTGCCAACACCATCATCAACGGCATCGAGTACGACCCCCTGGGCAAGCGGGTCGCGTATTGGCTGTTTGAGCAGCACCCCGGTGAAGTCTTGGGCCCGCGCATGGCCAGGACCAGCAGCAGCCCGGTGCCGGCCGAGCGGATCATCCACCTGTTCAATCCGGAGCGGCCGGGGCAGGGCCGTGGCTTCACCCGCCTGGCACCGGTCATCAGCCGCGTGCGCGACCTGCAGCTCTACGAAGACGCCGAAGCCCAGCGCAAGAACCTCGAATCGCGCCTGTCGGTGATCGCCAGCGGAGATGTGAACTCCATGGGCCCGCTGGGACCAGAAGACCAGCGCACCCCGGACCAGAGATCCGAATCAGGCGACCTGGGCACCCTGAGCAGCGGCTCCATCATCCAGGTGCCCTCGGGCCTGAACATCACCACGGTGCAGCCCAATGCCGTGCCGGGCTATGTGGACTACGTGAAACTGCAATTGCACCTGATCGCGGCCGGCATGGGCATCACCTACGAGATGCTCACCGGGGACGTGCGTGAGGTGAACTTCAGCAGCGCCCGCGTGGCCATCCTGGAGTACCGGCGCAACGCGGAGCAATTGCAGTGGCTCACGCTGATCCCGGGGCTGTGCGAGCCGATCTGGCGAGCCTTCATTGATGCGGCGGTGCTGGCCAACATCCTGAAGCACCCGGATTACTCTTGCGACTGGGCGACGCCGAAATGGGATTATGTGAACCCGGTGCAGGACGTGGCGGCCGAGCTCGATGCCATTGCGGGCGGGCTGTGCACCATCAGTGAAAGTCTGCGCCGGAGGGGCATGGAGCCGGAGCTGTTCTTTACGGAATACAAGGCCGACTTTGAGAGGCTGCAGCGGGATGGCACGCTGGACTTTTTGATGATGTTGCAGAAGGGGCGGACGATGGGGATCGCGCAGCAGCAAGATTCGGTGCAAAACGGGAAAAATGGGCCTTGATTCGAACGAGTGCAACTTCGAACGTTATGGCCCTTCCGCTTGTTCAAGCGACCTTGTGTTGATCCGGTGTGGACGCATGCTGGACCCGAAATAGAAAAGGCACCCTAAGGTGCCCTGATCCAGAAACTACTGTCACTCAGGACATTTTTCGTCTCATCGCAACCAGGCCAAGCATGGCCATCGCGGCGGCCAGCACGGCCATCGCGTACTCGCTCAACGTGGGAACTGTGGCTGGTGCAACAGTACCCGTAGTCACGACGATGGTATCTCCCGATGTGAGCGTGATGGTCTTGGTTGTGCCTGCGGTCAGCCCTAGCGTCGCGAGAGTCTTCCCGTTGAAAGTCGACGAACTAGAAATCGGACTGAGCGAAACGTAGCCGGCGGGCAGATACAACGTGTTACCAACTGCATAGACTGGAGAACCAGTTGACGCGTCCGCACTCGTACCAGCGCCAGAGGTCAGACCCGTCACACTTGATGCAATTCCAGTTCCTATGAGGCCGGCGGGAGCAGTTCCAATGCACAAGGCGGAAGGTGTGATGAGCCCGTTCGCACAAGACGAGTTTGTCACAGACAGTGTCATGCCAGTCGTGTCGATTGAGCCGCTCCCTGTCATCACAACGTTCGCGCCGTTTTGGACAATATTGACGGTGTAGGTTGCCTGTGCTGCACCTACGCCGGTAACCAAAGCCAACATTGCCAATAAGTTCCGAAACTTCATTTGCATCCCCAAAAAATGTTACAAATTGATTCTACTTCGGCGAAGCCATGTTCAGTCATTTTTCAAATTAGCAGCATAAGAAAAAACGGGTTGATTTCTCAAGTGTGGTTTGAGGGAATTACCCGACGGTACTTGCGACCCCAATAAATCGTCGCACTTTCCCCTAGAAATGCGACAACTCGGACAGCACGATCAGTGCATGTCCGAGACCCCAACCCCTGAGATTCAGACCCGCCGCGAGG